ATTAGAAGATAGTGCACGTGAAGCACAAGATGTTATTTCAAATTTAATTGATACTATTGAAGACCTTGAAGATATAATATTTACATTAGAAGCTAATCAAGAGGAACTAAGAGAAAAACTAAATAATGCTGTATTAGATAATATTGAACTTAAGCAACAATTAATTGATCAAGCAATAGATTTAAGAGAATTAGTTAAACTACATACATCATTAATATGAGTTGGTTATATAAAGGAGTAGAGTTTACTCAAACTAATATTCCTGAAAAAGCAATTGGATTTGTCTATCACATGTCTGTAATATTAAATGGAAACACTTATGCTTATATAGGCAAAAAGAATTTTTTTGCTAATATTAAAAAACCTATGGGTAAAAAGGCATTAGCCATGAGTACAGATAAAAGATTAAAGAAATACACCCGGGAACTTAAGCCTAATTTTGAAAATTACTATAGTAGTAATCAACAATTAAAAGAAGCTCATAAAGCTGGATGTAAAATTAAAAGGGAAATTCTAGTAATATGCTATTCAGCAACTGAATTGACTTATCAAGAAGTAAAACATCAGTTTGCGTACTCTGTTTTAGAAAAAGAAGAATTCTTGAATGGAAATATTTTAGGTAAGTTTTATAAAACAAAATAATTATGAATGAACAAGAAATGCAAACTTTATTATTAAAGTTGACTGATAGGGGTGTTACAGGAATTAAAGTAAAATATGATGGTGGAGGAGACTCCGGTGCCATAGAATGGATTGGATATACAACAGAAAAGTGTGATACTCCAGGAGATGTTAATGATCATATTAATGATTGGGAAAATGATTCAAATTTAGCAGAGTTAGATTCAAGTGCTTATTCTTTAATTGAAGATTTTGCACAAGAAAAAATTCTTGAAGATATTGAAGACTGGTGGAATAATGAAGGTGGTTTTGGTGAATTATGTATATGTGTTCCTTCTGGTAAATATATTATAAACAATAGTGTAAGAATTATTGATTATGACGAATATTTTCATGAAGGTAGTTTAATTGATAAATCTTTAGAATAATGAAAAATTTTGAAAATTGGTTAGAGGATCTAGATATCCAAACATTAACAGATGAGCTTAAAAAAGAAATACTTGAAAGAGTAGAAGATGCATGTACAGATGCATATAATGAAGGCTACTCTGAAGCAAAACATGAGATTATTGATCATATAACATACAAAATGTAATGGCACATCCTTTAGAACACTGTAAATCCTCAATAAAAAAATGGGGTGGAGAATGGAGTGATTACATTGCAATTCATAATTGGTTTGATGAAACTAAAAAATGGATTGGGCATAGTAAACACAGAATGTTTAGACATCATAGTGAAGGTATATTTGAATGTGAAAAGATATTTGGAATGTCTTTTGTCAACTCAGATGGTAAAACTGTATACACAAGATATATTGGAGAACAACATGTAAAAGAAGATTGCAATGGGTACATCCCAAGTGCAAAAGAATGGGTTGATAATATAAACAAGCCCACAGAATGGATGATTAAAACACTTAAAATTGAAGACTGATGACACAAGAAAGAAAAGAAGAATGGTATTCTAAAATTAAAGAAGCATCTGCTCTTTGGTTTAAAGAAAATCCTGATTATCATCCTGCATTTAATTATTATGATTCAGGTGAAGTTAATATTCCAAATGATCCTGAGTACTATAGATTACCTACAGCAATGTGGAAAGAATATCATGAAGAATTGTATAATACTAAAATAGAAGACTAATGGAAAAAAGAATCAACATATTTACAGTAGAAACTGTAATAGAAGATGGTAGTTACATAAAAGTAACGGGAGTATATCAGATACCTGAAGGTTCACTATTTGAAAGAGGTGATATACTGACTGAAGATAAATATCATGGTCATCAGATATATGTAGCATTTGCAACTAAAGATGATAATGGAAAAGATGGTTTAGTATTAGATACTAAAAGCATGTATCCTGGTATTGAAAAACCGTTTAGTGAAAAATTAATAAAAGATCTTAAACTTGGTATACACTTGCTTAAAATAGAAGACTAATGAAGATTATAGGAATAATATTATTGGTTATACTAGGAATGAGTTTATTACTGTTAACATGCATGGGTTTGTATGCTCTTTGGTTTATGGCTTTTCCTGAATGGATTAATAAAATAAAAACTAAAATGAAAGACTGATGAAACAAATAACATTAAAGATTAATTTATTGGAATGGAAATTAATTCCAAAAAAATCAAAAGGAATACATGCTAGTTATGCATGGTTATGTTTAGAACTAAAACTTGATTATAAACCTTAAAATAGAAGACTGATGGAAAGAGTAGAACAAATTAAAGAAAAAGTAGAAGCTTTAGTTAATGAAGCTATAGAGCTGTTAGAAGCTAATTATGATATGGACATTGCTAAGTATAATAATCCTGCATACATGACTATGATGGATTTAAATGGTGCCTTAATGGAACTAGATTGTTTAGATGAAGAAGATTTAAAAAGTGAAAATTGATGGGAAAAGTAATAATAGGACCAGAAGAAGTAATAAACTTAAGAATGATGCTGAATTCACAAGAAATAGATAATAACAATATGGCTTTTTTGGCCATTGAAAATTCTGATATTAAAAATTCTGCAAATGCATTATTTGTATTATACAAATTTGTAAATGTAGATGCAGCTTCATGGAAGTTATATTGTCCAAAGATGGTACAATATCTTGAAAAAATTAAAATGTTAGAACCTTTAGGTTTAAATAGTAGTAATGTACCAACAATGCCAAAAGTATTTCATAAACTAATTGAGCATAAAGCTGATAAAGAAGTTATGTTATTATTTTTAGATTTTCATAATAAACATTTGATGTCTATTATGGATGCATGGGGGTATCCTACTGATAAGTTTGAAATAATCACAAAACTTAAAGAAAATGCAGAGTAAAGAAGACTCTCTAGCCAAAATAAGTAAAAATCTTATTTTATCTGAACCATTTTATGGTTTTTTATTGATAATGCTAAATAAAATATGGAACAAAAGAGTTGTTCCAACAGCTGGTGTAAGTAAAAATGGTATTAACTATCAGTTAGCCATAAATCCAGACTTTTGGGAAACCTTAACTGATGACTATAAGTTTGGAGTACTAAAACATGAGCTCTTACATATTGCTTTCTTTCATCTTACAGATCATCATAATTATTCTGATAGAAAATTAGCTAATATAGCAATGGATTAATTCCTAGTCCCGTTGCACAGTAATGTGTAAAAGAAAGCTTTAAATTGACGGGAAAATCCTAAAGCCTTATCTACTAAGCATGCACCGTGAGGTAGTATGTGGCTGAACTAATTATTCAGGTATAGTAAAAAAGATAAGGATGTCCAATGGGTGATCCGCAGCCAAATCTCTTTAAAAAGTTTGTTTAATGGAAATTAATTAGTATATTAGTAATATGAAAAAATTACTTATATTAAATAATGTCATTATAGATTTGTATAATACAGGGTTATCCTGTCAAAAAATTGCAAATCAATTAAATGTTTCTGAAAGTTTTATTAATAAAAAACTTAAGGAATTAAATATTATTAAAAGATCTAATTCTATTTATAGAAGAAGGTCTTGGAATGAAAACTTTTTTAATGTAATTGATACAGAAGAAAAAGCTTATTGGCTGGGATTCTTATACGCAGACGGTTGTGTACATGATAAACCTAATGGTCAAAAGTTAATTACCTTATGTGTGAAAGATAAAGAAGTAATTGAAAAGTTTATTAAATCTTTAAATGGTGATTTTACAGTTAAACAATACAATGATATATATGGTGTATATTTAACTAGTGATATTATGTTTAATGATTTAGGTAAACTTGGATGTGTTCCAAAAAAATCTTTAAATCTTAAATTTCCTAATATTAATAATGATTACATAAATCATTTTATTAGAGGTTACTTTGATGGTGATGGTAGTGTATTTATATGTAATCCTAAAAATTATAATAATACAAATACTATTTATAAATCAATTGGTATTGGAATATGTGGAACGTATGAGATGTTAAGTGTTTTAGCAAATTATGCTCCAATTAATTTTCCAAAAAAAGATAAAAGAAAACTAAGTAATATTTGGTATTCTTCTACGTCTGGTACAAATAAAGCTGCATCATTTTATAATTATTTATATAATGATGCTACTATTTGGTTAGATAGAAAAAAGAATAAATTTGAAAACTATTTTAAAGAGAGAGGTTCAGAGACTACAATAAGCCACCCTACTGGGGTGAAGGTATAGTCCGATCTGCAGGGAAACTTGCAGCTAACATAAATGATGGAAATCAATCAATATATTGATGATAAATTCCTTCCTACTAAAGATTTAAGTTATGATGAATGTGAAACTTTAATAAAACCTATTAAAGATAAGATTAAACAAGGAAAAGAAGATGGTAGTTTAAGTCCAGAAGAAATACAAGCTCTTATCAAAAGTTTACCAATGAGAGGTATTTTTATTAAAGACTATGAAGATCTTAACCTTGATCTTAAAGCAGGTACTAGATATTATTATGATAAACTTAGTGAAGCTAAAGAAGAGAAAGATAAAAACGGTACCTCCGGAGATGAAAACTTTGATAATTTATGTGATCAAATGGAATCTGGAGAAGGTTATCCATCAGATCACCCTACCTGGGGTGAGTTTGATAATCTATCTGAAGCTGAGCAAAAGTTAATTAATAAACAAGTAGATACTCTATTAAAGCAAGCAGCTGAAATGACTCAAAAGAAAAGAGGTAACATACCTGGAGAATTGAGTGATTACATGCTTGAAATGGATAAAATAGAAAAACCTAAGTTTGACTGGAAAAGTTATATCCGTAGGTTTACTGGAGTTAGCACAAAAGTATTTACTAAAAAGATTAGAAGAAAAGAAAATAGAAGATATACAGATAATCCGGGTCTTAAAATTAAGATGAGGCAACATATGTTATTAGCTATTGATACTTCAGGATCCGTAAGTGACTCTGAACTTAAAGAGTTCATGAATGAAATACATCATATTCATAAATCTGGAGTTGACATTACTATAATTCAATGTGATACTGTGATACAAAGTATAAAAGAATATGATGGTAAATTTGGGGGCATTGCTATATCTGGTAGGGGAGGCACAGAATTTGATCCTGTTTTAGAATATTATAATGAGAATCTGCGGAAATATACAAGTTTAGTATATTTTACTGATGGTGAATGTACAGCAGATGTTAAACCAAAAGCACCCGTATTATGGGTAATCTCTGAGCAATCAGCATTAAATACCGGACTTCCCGGAAAAGTAATTAAGTTAGAACTATAAAAAAGAAAAAAAGATGAGTCAAGTACAATTAAACGTAGATGAATTAAAAGGTTATTTAAAGCACATGGTTAGTAATAACCAATATATTCAAGCAGAAGGTAAAGTGCCAGTTGCAGTAAATATTGAAGGTGATGCAGGTCTTGGTAAGACTTCATCTTTGATGCAACTTGCTAATGAACTTAGTATGTCAGTTGTAAAATTAAATCTATCTCAGATAGAAGAGTTGGGTGACTTAATTGGTTTCCCGTTTAAAGAATTTGAAATGATTAGAGAAGATGGTAAAGTAACTTGGGTACAAGAAACTTTAATGGAAACTTATATCAAAAATAAATATAGACCAACTAATCAAAGCCGTATGTCACATGCTGCTCCTGAATGGATTCAAGGTCAAACAGAAGGTGG